CTATACGTTCTATTTATTTCACTTGACGATAAACCAAATTCATGTTCAACATCGACATGTGCGTCCGGGTCATTTAATATATCATCATCAGACGTTGCATCACATATCTCACATGAATATTCATTATCATCATAATAATCTCTCCAATTAATAGGACCATATACTTCGGTCCAAGACACCCTCGCCATAAATAATTGTCCATTCAGTCCAGAGCCAGGCCAACCCTTCGACGCAGCATCTCCTAATTCCCACACATCTTCAATTAATGCTTTTTGAATAAAAATTAATCCGTCGTCACTCTGTATCATAAATTGTACAACACCTTGACGAACTTCGTTCACACCACCATAATGATTTATTCCTAATATAACATTAGGAGAAATCAAAACATATCTAGGTGCGCCGCACTCACTACCACAACTTCCTAACCCATTTGGCACAGTCGAATTTACTCTATTATATTTTCGGACACATGATAAATTTGGACGATATATTGGAACCATACCTTCCCCAGACACACCAGAATACAATTCATCTTCATAATCAAATTCCGAATGTGGGTGGGAAGGGGAGGGACCACCATGATCAGAACCCAAATACAAATTCAAATTAACTCCCCCAGGAGTTACCCCATTTGAATTGTATAGATAATAATCATGTCTTTCTGGGTAATACCAACCACCCGCATCAATCGCATCACTATAATCTGGATCATTTCCCGGATCTGTGATAGTAGTTTGTGAAAAGAATACCATCAGTTATCATCTCCCACATTCCAAACACCATCTGAAAATCTCAAAATTCTAGTCTTCGGTAAACTCAATATGACTTTGTTTTGATTGGAACCAATTGGTGCAAATAAACTCCTGAAGAAGAAATTAATAGCATCTTCAGTAGACTTTGATTGATACAATTTTCGCACATGTTTCAATAACATTCGGATATTTATTATAGACTCAGATGGATTGGACCAATTCAACTTTAGAGATTCGGGATAATTTCGTGCTAACATCTCTTTATAATATTTCAAGAATTTTTCTTCCGCCAAATCAATATCTCGCAAACTCATGAGACTGCTAATGTTATTTTCTTCATGCAACCAATCATAGAACGATTTAATGAAGAATGTAAATTTGGGATATCGTTCTCTTATACCTGAGGGAAGTGCCTCTTCTACAAAGAATTCAAATCTTTTTTTCCCGTATGTTACGTCTTCCTCTTCACCTTCTGTCATTGATCTAGTAGTATATTCTTCCCCCAAAGGAAGTTCGGTATCTATCCTAATGTCCTCATATATCTTTTGGATATTGGACTTTTGCGCAAGGGTTCCAAAATTATCTTCTGAAAATACAAACATCATATTGCATCCATTTTAATCACTTCAATATCGTTCAACCAACCAGGTTCCCGATGAAACAATATATTTCTCTTTGATGATATATTGAGTGATTTGGGTTCAAAGTATATGTTGAATGGCTCCGATGCAAATACATCTCGTAGATAGATCACTCCTGTTTTATAATCATACGTTCCTATTGAATCTTCCAAAAGAACATCAGAATCATCCACAACATATTTGTAGATATCAATTTGGCCATCTGCGCCATTCTTGATGTAATAGACCGAGCCATCGTTTGGATATGATGAATGTGCAAATCTGCTAGAGTATATCGATTGACCTACTTCATTTCTGACATTTTGTTGATTTACCAATTCTTGACCAAAATCAAAGAGATAGGAGCCAGAAGGCGATGCAGATCCACTAGATTGTGTTAATTGTAAATAATACCCAATACCCACAATACCCGTATCTAAAGCAGTTATGTTGCTGTTTATGTTCTCATAAGACAAACCATCTCCCAGCAACCCAAATGTATGATTCGCTGTGAGATACACTTTAACTAAATCTCTCAATTCTTCTGGTGTCTTTGATGTGGCAAATTCATCGTAGTCTACAACAAAATTCTTGAAGTATACCACATTAATTTTTGGGTCTAAATATTCTGGGATTATAGACACAATAGATTTTTCTTTTAGTGTAGATACAATTTCTTGAATGTCTATGTCGGATTCTTGTGTTGTGCTTACAAATACCCTACCATAACGGGGAGGATTGTTCTCCTCTCCCCCCCACACACTAATCGATGAAATGCTACGAAGATCGTTAACGATTAAGGAATAATAGTCGCTCTTAGTTACAGCACGATTTTGCGATTGAAAAAATGATGGGGCGTACATCTTAACATCTGCAATAGTGTCGCCCCTAAAACCCCCTCGGGCAGATGTGATGGTGGAAACAGATAAACCATTTACCCCCTCAAATGTTACTAGACCATTATCAGAAGCACCATTACCACCTCGTAAATATTGAAGTCTCGTTGTTGCTGTTGATGGGACGCTCTTCCCAAACACACCATCGCCAAATGTAACCTTATAATAGCCGTCATATACTAAATCCACAAAATAGATTCTATCATCACCGGATAAACCCGAAACTATATTATCTGTTTGTGTATATGGAATATTGATTCCGTCTTCTTCGACATACACCTTCAACGTACTAGTATCTACATCCAAATCGCCTATTATCGTGTTATTTTGCTGATTGAGTTGAGGATTATCACTTTTGCTTCCATATATTTCAATATTGGCGGTAGTACCTGCGCCCATTGTAAATCCTGTCCCCCAATAAAACCAATTGACGTTTGACGCTTCTGCTATTTTATGACCAATTGGTACATCATATTCCCCACCAGCGGGTGCAGTTATTTCTACTTCCGCAACAGCGCACCTTTTTGACTTTGGTGTGTATCCAAGCATCTTAGCAATTGACGCAACATTATTTGGATCCGTTGATGTATCCAAAAACATTTCATTTGCAATCATGTTTGCATAGAATGAATAATACATCGTATTGTAAGAGAGGACATCTAGAAGGACTGACAAAGCAGAACCGTCAAAGTCATAGTCAGTAAATAATGATTGTGTTTCTAGATAAGACTTCAAACTAGATTTAATATCATTGAAATCTAGTTTGGTTAAATCCACATCCGACAAATTGATAGGACTTGTTAGGTTAGAATCTGATGGTGCTGTATATTCTGTTGCCATTACCTATCCCTTTGTAGAACTATTGATACTTCTTGGTTTGTGTTCAGTGCATTGAATGCTACTTCAATTACTGTGTTATTTAGTGTGTCTTTTTTGACTTTGAGTTTTGTTTTTCTTGCTCTGGGTTCAAACTTGTTAATAACATTTTCTGCTGCATTTATATAGGACAAATGACCGGCGAATAAATCACTAGCGTCTGGCTCGAACATTGCGCCTCGGGAACCTCCACTTAAACTATGATTGAAAGGTCGTTCATACTTATTTGTTAATAATATATTGGTTATAGATTGCTCAACAGCATCTACATCTGTCTTTAATAGAATATCTCCCTTCTCATAAAGCGGGGACACTTCAAAGTTCAAATCAAAATCAACATATTTTTGTATTTCTGACATACTGCTATCCTTAATCTATTAGTGGTGGTGTGCTGGGTTCATCGTCCCATAATGGTGGCGGAGGAAATTCATCGCCCAAACCCTCTTTTGCTTCTCCAGATTCTTCGGAATTTAAGTCAAACCCCGAATAATACCCAGAAATTTCCCCATAATTATTCCATTGATATCGGGAGAAGTTTTGCCACACACCTTCTTGTAGTGCAGAAGAAATAAAACCTAAAGAAGGTTTGGTGTCGTCGTTAATGGCATCATGAAATTTCTGAGATACGGTTTTACCTTCTTCGTCAATGTTCTCATAATTACCAGCAGTCCCACCATCGCCCGCAGAAGAATTGGGATATGATGTATCTTCTACTCCCGCAAGTCCCCCCAATTCCCCCAACGATAAATCTTCATCATTATTGGTGCTATCTTTAGAACGGAAAAAGTCATACTTACTTGGGTTTAAATAGCCAGGTATATTTAAATCTCTAGAAAACAACGAAGACGAGTTGCCCCCATCACCACCCGTAATATCATTAGGCATTCCCATCGGATCCATTCCCTCGCCAAACATTCCACCGGAACCTTCACTTGCATCTTCAACTTTATATTCACCAACCCACCTATTATTTGTGTTGACTAAAATATTATTCCCCATAGTTTCTGGATTGATCGAGGAATATGGAACATTAAAACCATCACGACACAACTCTACACTCATTGTGTGATTATTGTTTGATGTTATAGTGTGTTTAATTGAGGTGATCATATATTTTCCCGACATATACTCACCTTGCTCAAGATTTACTTCAGCATCACTCATGGCAGTAATCACAGGAATGTGTAAATATATAATCTCCCCTGGTTTTCGTTTGAGATTGCCAGACATTTCAAGTTGAACTTGCTGCGATTTGAATAGTTGATATTGTGCATTTCTCAACAAAGGAACCCATGGATCGGTATTCCAATAACGAGAGAATGTACTATTATACTCAAGATATTTACCAAAGTTTTTTTCTCTACTTGATACTGGGGAGTTTTGACATGGACATGTACAAGTTGGTCCTTCTGAAAATAAACCCGGAAACATTTCACTCCAGTTCAATGAAGCACTTTCTGAATCTAATTCCATTAGTTCTATAAACTCATCATCCTTAGAGCAAATATCTTTAAAGAAAGATAATTCTGCGTGTGTGTGTGATTTCTTTTTTGCAGTCGGGGTGGCACGTTGAATTGACCCATAGTACCAATAATCTCTTGTTGCACAGCCCAGATATTCTGGTCCCAATATCGCTTCTATCATGGAACATTCGTCTGGGATTGCTGCTGCAAGGTTTGCCAACTCAGAACAGGAGGGTTCTTTATATGGGGGGTCACCGCCCATTTTATAATAATCTAAACCAGTTGACGTTCCAAATGGGTCGTCGTCCTCTCCAGACGTGTACATAAACGAAAGGGGACTAGAGCATGATGTTGATTTGAGTGCATCTTTATAATCCCACATTCGTTTTCTTATGAGATAATTGTAAAAATGCTCCGTAGTTTCGGTGATTGACTTTTGAATAAACATCACATCTTTTAGTGTGCATATATCAAGACTTGTGTGATTATAGTGATTATAGAAACTTGTTAGTGGTGATTCGTCAACTACATTATATCCGTGTTCATAATTCCTGGGAGATGTCACAACTTGTGGTTTGAGAATGTTAGTCAATGATGGTTTTAGTGTTTCTTCGTTTTCAGTTGTGCTACTAATAAGGGGTTCGTCTTCAATACTTTTCCATTTGCTTCGGTCCCGTGGATAATAATAAACATAGGTGTTTTTATCAATAAGGTAGTTAATCTCTTCTCTACTCATTTCAAAATTGATTTCATTTTCTCCAAACGTGCTAGAATCAACCAAATCCAATCTTGGTTGTACCCAATACCGATACAAAGAACCGAAGACTCCTTTGCTGAGTAGATGAAGCATATCGACAAACTGGGTAACTTTCATCTCATTTACCCTATTGAATTTGACATATGATGGTTGGTGATCTACGTCCGGAGTAAACACAAACACCTTATCGGCATCAACGAGGGTTTGATTATCAGTTGTGTTTTCTTCTTGTGCAGAGATTAATCCCTCAACTGAACGAAAATGAATCCCGTCCAAATCTTGCCAGAAAAAATGATTTACCGCATATTTATTATCAACGCTTTGAGCATAATATTTACATTCATTGAGAATGCTATAAAGACTTTCGGTTTTGTAATCGAGAATTCTGGCACTAGTCAGAGGAAAAAACTGCCTATACCAAATAGTATTTTTTGTCCCCTCAATATCGTAGGGTACTTCGTCAGCCTTTGCTATTTTTTCTTTGATGATGTGGTTAACAAAACCTTCTTTTTCGTAGTCCAACATTTTACCATCACATTCATCCGTATTATCGATGGTGGGACTCTCTGTTTCGCTTATGCTTGTTATTTCAGATCCGCCGCCACCGAATCCCCCCCCATTACCACGTCCGTCTTCTTCGTCATTAGCATTGAGGAAACTCGATTCAAAATTCTCCGACATTTCAGTCTTTGATATCTTACCAAAAAACTCATCAAATACATGATCAGATTCAATTTGATTTAATATAGTATAGGACGGGGACGCAAAATATAATGCATATCCCTTGATGGATGGATTTTCTTTTGGTGAAATTGTGTCTACTTTATATACAATAGTTTTTACGCTGTGTATTTTTCCTGCATCATCTTCAGTAGAACCCCCTGAACGAATTCCCACTTTGAGTACATCTCCAGGAGAAAACACCGAATTGATGCCAGTATTTTCAACGTCCTGTACGAGTATTGCTCCGCTAAGAAAGGGTGAGAATAAACTTTCATATATGACCAATCGTTCAAACATAGGTTTCACACCAGCAAGAAAGTCAGTCTCTGTTTCTTCATCAATGCTTGATTTATGTAAAAGGATAGCCTCCTCAACAAGCACTTCCTTTGGATAATTCTTTCCTACAGCAGCCATTACTACCTACTTGTTATTAATTGTTTATTGTCAGTTGGAGGTTTGTTAAATACTTTGGACATCTCACTAAGAAGTGGTTGTAGAAGTTTTGCATCTGGGATTTTTATTCGCCGTAAAGAATCATTATACTCAAATTTTTCCTCTTCGATGTTCATAGACCTATATCCTTGAGATTCCGATGAAGCCCACGGATCGCTCCCAGAAGCACCCAGAAATGATCCTATTATAGTATCTTTAAATTCCCTATCCAACGGATCCGACAAGGATATTGGGGAAAACCCCGGCGAATCCGCAGTGGGTGTTAGAGATTTTCCGTTGGGATCTTTGAACTTAGTTACGCTATCTTTAATTTTATTAACTCTTTGTATGAAAGCATTCTTATAAACGATCTCATATGACTCACCATCCTTTTCAATTATAGCAAACTTATCCCCAGCAGAAAATACACCATTCTCCTTGTCAGTTAAAAACCGAAGTTCGTGTCGCTCAGGAATAAACTCAACCACCTGAAAAGATTCAATTGTGTCTGTGTATGCATCGGGCAACGAGCCATCGGAATTAAGTTTAACTATAATGTCCCCAACTCTTGGTTCTCTTGCTTGTGTGAATGAAGGAAACACTTCACCGGGTTCATCAAAAAACAAACTGCCCATGGATTTGTATTGAGTTTCTTGCCAATTTTGTATTGCATCATTGTCCCTCGTCATTTCACTGAATGGATTGGTGACACCATTAAACATCAAGATAGCCCAATACCAATATGGGTTCCCACGATACAACCTAGATGATATTATCTCAGGTGTGTCACCTGGCATCACATCATAATAAGTGAAACTACGGGTGCTGCTCTCATCAAAGTTGACACTAACCCGCTTGAACATATTGATACATTTGATGTTTTTAAAATCAATGTTCTTAAATGTGTATCTTGTTTTTGGTAGTATTTTAAAATACACGCGAGGAATCTCCTATCAAATAACACCGGTGTTCGGATTCGGGATCGTGTCTGATACGCGATTGTTGAGTTGAACTTCTTTGACACCAATAGTCATCGTGGCGGCAGTAGGTGATCCATCCTCAAACACCTTCACCACACCCTCTGCACCATAACTAACATCGAAGTTTGTCACTACTGATTTACCTATTCTGGGAAATATGTCAGTATCTCTACCATTTGCGTAATATTTAACCTTAAGTTCGTCTGGAAATATAAAACGTAAATTGTCCTCTGTCAAACTTGGGTGGGCGGCACTACGAATTGTTTTGATTATATTGTTCATTGCTAACGATTCGCTGGCACTACGAGGCATCATTTCAATGGTGAAGGTAAAGGAACGAAATTCGGGTTGGGAAAACAATTGTTCTTCTCTGATGTTTGGAGATGTTCGGGTAAATGCAGATATCATATTAGACATAGCACTACCTTTAGACGCTCGCTGTAACATATTGGTAATCATGTTTGCCGCACTTGCGTCACTACTTCCCGGCAAACTTACATTGGAAGCATCACCACCACCGCCACCAAATAACTTTGCCATTTCATTTACCCCACCCCCAGATATGAGAATATCACCGAGAATGCCATAATTTGCTGTTTGATACGAAAACCCATTGGATTCTGATATGGCAGCAGGAGAACCAATATAAATATCATATGTTGGATCTCCATAAATCTCAACACCTTCACCACCCTTGTCTCTGTCACTGAAATTGAAAGTAGTCTTTGAGAAATGAAAACCAATACAATGCTTCCCATCTGTGTAATCATCTGGAAAGTAAAATGTCGTCATATGAGATGTCCTTATGCCTTACAAAACAAAATATGTGCCTAATAACCCTTCTAAGTATATAGGCGACCATACTAAAATAGTTTGTCGTTCTTTGTGGGAAAGACGTTTTTGTAAATATCTTGATGAAAACGTCAATATTGTTCGTTGGGGAAGTGAAGAACTTATTATACCTTATTACTCCCCAGTGGACAAAAAAATGCATCGATACTATCCAGACTTCTACGTTGAAATAAAACAACCCAATAAACAAGTTAAAACAATGATCATTGAGATAAAACCAGAAAAACAAACAAAATTACCAACAAGAGGCAGGAAGAAAAAGAATACATACTTAAAGGAATGTATGACATATGAAATCAATCAAGCAAAATGGAAACATGCTACGATGTATTGTAATAAACAGGGTTGGGAATTTAAGGTTTTGACGGAGAAAGACATCAATGTCTCTTGATAGAGTTTTAAGTACATTTGGTGGTAGAATACTTAAACCAACACACTATGAGGTGTTGCTGGATACACAGAGTCTAAACATTTCTTATTTAAATGCTTCTGATTATGTTCCCAATAGTGGAAATTTAACGTTATATGCGGAGACTATTAATTTTCCTGGCAGACAAACCTTAAGTAAACAAAACACTACGTTTGGTGCGTTGAGGGAGATTGGGTATGATGCTGCATTTTCCGGGGAAATTACAATAGTGTTTCGTTATACCGCTGATATGCCTGGGGGTGCTGCTGGTATAAGAAACATGTTTGAGCAATGGATGAACTACATTGCGCGTCCAGATAGCGGCGAAGTAGGATACTATGATGATTATACAACCAATATGACGATAAATTTATACCCAGTAAACGACATGGACAATAAAGCAATTGAATTAACAATAAATGAAGTTTACCCCAAAAGTGTTTCTGACATAGAACTGGGTCATAGTTTGTCGGATATATACTTAAAAAACACCGTGTCCTTTGCGTACAGACATTATAATTATACAAATTACCGCACAAATCGTTAGGGTAATAACTATGGAGAATATTGGATATGAATTCAAAACTAACTAAAATTATGGATAAAATGACACCCCAGTATAGCATCAAATTGCCTATCAGCAAACAGATGGTTAATTATCGTCCTTTCTTGGTCAAGGAAGAAAAATTGATGTTAATTGGTATGGAAGATGAAGCAAAGAACAGTATGAAAGCACAATATAAAATGATTCAACGTTTGCTTGAAAGTTGCACTGACATAAATGACATTGAATCGCTACCATTGTCTGAAATCGAATTGCTGTTTTTGAAATTAAGATCCAAATCAGTAAACAATATGGTGAAGTTGGATTTGAAGGCAGAGAACGGTAAGGACATTGAGTTTGAGGTTGATTTAGAAACCGTCGAAATAGAGGGTGAACTCCCTGATCCTAAACTAATGGTAACTGATGATGTTGGTGTATTAATGACCCCACCCACTCTATATTCTTTGTTGCAAACAAGTGACGAAAGTCAAAATCCGTTTGATGAGATTCTGAATGTTATCAAAACATCCATAATACAAATATTCACAGAAGATACTGTTATTAAAAAAGAGGAACTATCCGTGGACGAAATGGAAGATTTTGTAGATAATCTCCCAGCATCTAGTCTAGAAAAGTTGTCAGAATATTTTGACAATCTACCAAAACTCCAAAAAGAAGTAGAGTATAAAATAGGAAACAAGAAGAAAACACTAGTATTAGCGGGGATTAACGATTTTTTAGCCTAAGTTTATCTCATATGACGTTGGGGGCATATTATGAGATAAACTTTGCATTAATGCAACACCACAAATATTCATTATCTGATATTGAAAATTTAATTCCATGGGAAAGGGAAGTATACCTAAATTACCTTAAGATTTGGTTAGAGGAAGAAAAAGAAGCCCGCGAACAAGCAGCAAAGAGATAAAAACATGCCAGACTTCAATCAACAATTTGAAAGGTTCCGAGAAGAGTTCAGTCGTCAACGAGAGGAGTTCTTCGAGTCTTCGCGTAAAGCACATGATGATCAGAAAAAAATTAATGAAAGCATAAAAGATCTTATTGCGATTACTAAAATACAAGTGAGTATGGAAGAAGAGAGACAAAAAAAAGAAGACGCGAAAAACAAGAAAGATAAAAAAGTAGATCTGGAAGAGAAAATTGAGAGAAATCGAAAAAAGAAGAGGGACAAAGAGGAAGAAAAAGACAATAAAGAATCAACCAGCATTCTAAGAGAATTGAAAAATAAATATTTTGCTTTGTTTACTCCTAAGATTATAGGTACTGCTATAGGGTTGGGTATTGCAGATGCTCTTACTGAATTTAATTTGCGTCAGGCTGGATTCGCTGCCAGAGTTCTTAATGATATGCAAAGGGGATTCGGTGTCGGAAATAAATTGTCAAGGAATGTGAAAGCAATGGGAAGAACAGGACTTGGCAGGCCTGCCCCCGGTGCCGCAGCAAAGGTTGCTGGGACAGGGCTTAGAGGATTTACTAGCATGTTTAAAACCGTTGTGAAAATATTTAAACCTTTCTTAAGTTTGATATCAAAGGCTGCTCTGTGGTTAACTCCAATAATTGCTGTATTTGAAGGTTTTGTCGCAGCATTCAAAAAAATAACAGCAGGAGGGGACATGGCAGATGCTGTTGTTTCTTTCTTGGGTGCGGCAATAAAGAGTCTAACAATTGATTTTATTAAGGGATTAAAAGATCTTTTTGTTCTGACCTTCAAAGTAATCGGTAGATTGATTGAAAAGATTCCGGGGGGTAAGTGGTTGATGGATTGGTTTGGGTGGGGTCCAGAATCAAGGAAAAGAGAAAGCGCAATCGATCACAGAATAGACAAGGAGAATGCTGCTGCTGGGAAGTCTATGTTAGCAGCGACCGGTTTGAATGATGCTGCGCAGGAATTATTTTGGTCTACAAAGAGCGATGAAGAACGAACCGAATTTGAAGAATCAGCAAAGTTTATGGCGAGTCTTGAGGATATGGAAAATAGAGTTCAAGAGATAATGAAAGCCCGCATTGCGAGAGGAGAAGATCCGGAAGAAGAAAAAGTTCGTGAGGTTATGAAAAGAAAATTGTTATTGGATAATGATAAATTCAGAAAACACATTGAGTCATTGGCCAAGATCCAGGGAGCGATGAAAGCCCTTCACCTCGTCGATGGAGAGTTG